TTGAAATGAATGACGATAAAAGTCATGTACTACACGAAGTATGCAACATGTTTGATGGTAAGAAATACACTATCACTCTGTCTGCCGAAGCACCTGACCTAGCACTAAAGATTGCACAAGAGATACCATTAACTTATTGGAAGGAAATAGAATGATTAACCCAAAGTCGTATCAGATATTAGCAGTAGACATACTAGGCAACACCGAGGTGGTATGTACTTGTCTTACTTATGACATAGCCGAGGACTTGATGTTTAAGTTGCAAGAGGGTGACGATAAGTATAGCCCATGTGCATACACCATAGAGGAGATTAACAATGAAGGGTGAAGATAAGATGTTTCTATTGGAAGCATGGTGTGCTTTGAGTAGCGATGATAAAACAAAATATACTTTTATGATGAATAAAGAAAAAACCGAAAGGTTAGTGCGTATATCCACAACATACCCACGAGAAGAGTTTAACGATGAAGTTTTTAAAATAAAGGAGTTTTGTGATGAACAGATATAGAGTATTTGTATCGGGGTACGCTTATACAGAAGTCGATGCACCCAACGCTGAAGAAGCCGAGGTGTTAGCAAAGAAAAACATAGTAAGCGAGAGGTTTGGGATATGGGATATGCAGATGTCCTTTACTTGTGATGAGTCAGATTTAATTGAGGAGATAGACAATGGAACTTAGTATAAGCGAAGTATTTTTATGGTTGTGGTGTATTGCTACAACAACTTTAGCAGTAGTTTATAGACAGTTGTACAAGAAGTTTGACACCATGAATGATGCTAAATCAGTACTAATAGCGGAAATTGTTTTTGGTGATGTAATCCCTCAAGATACAGGTAATGGGATTTCAGTAGAAAACGATGACTTTAAGATGTTCTTTCAAAAACGTAAAAAGGAGAATTAAAATGCTACAACTAATTGAAGATGTACCAACAGACTTAAACAAAGAGATGCGTGACTTTCTAACGGCATTTCAATTGAAACATGCTACATCAAGTACCGTGCTAAATGTTAGGTTCGATAAGATAAGTAGTAGTGATAATCACTATTCCCTAGGGTTCTTTGATTCTAGGTTTGAAGACGAACAACGGCTAGTGGGTAAGGTGAGGTGGTGGAGGGGTAATCGTAATGCTATGGAGTATATAGTTTCATCAAGAATTATTGAGAACGCTAAGTTTAGCCATTGGTCGAAGGATGATAGGCAATCACAACGCACCAAGGATTTGAAGAAGGCTTTGAAGTTAGCCCTACAACACTTCAAGGAATTTTCTTGGGGTGAGTTAACTAGAGAAGGTGCAGAGGAAGCAGTCCACGAACATAGAGATTGGGTTAGGGAAAACAATCACGCAGGTAATATATTTAGAATACCTAGTACTGCGTTTGCATCAGAACTAGAAAACCTAATGAGTCAAGGGGTTGTGTTTAAAACCGAGGAGTTTAGGAAGGCAGTAGCAGGGTTGCCAACATTCTACGAACTAGAACGCAGAGAGAACGCACCTGTTAAGTTTGATTCTGTATACATGTTTAAAGATAAAGTTATCCTATCCAACAACACGGTTCTAAACTCCATAGAGGAACTACCTGAAAAGTATAGGACTGCTATAGCCTTATTGCGTATAACAGGTAATGCAAACTTCTATATCCCTGAAGTCGGATACAAACAAGGTAACGATAAGTTTTATATTTATCCTTGACAAGTATCAGTTTTTAGATATATACTTAACTTTAGATATAAATAACAAAATACTGTCTGACAGTATTTCAAAAGGGAGTAGCATTTGGAGAAAAAATACGCTATACGAGTGGACATTAGAAGTAATGGCGCAGTTTATCTATCAGGTGGGATAAAGCATAAACCTGCATTTACATGGTTTAATTCTTTACCTAGCCTCTTAGCAGATAAGATAGCAATACTCAGTATGTTGAACAACTACGAGAGGATGCCTGAATTTGGTAAGAAGATAAACTCTAATCTATATTATGTACGACTAACACTAGATGACTGGGATGTATTAGTTATGAACGGACAGTGCTTAGACGTAAACTTTACAAAGGAAGCATTAGTATGAACGAGAACGACTTAAGAGATTGCTTTGCATTTATGCTAACGGTTGGATTTGCTATGAAAGGCGAGATAAACCCAAAAGCAATATGGGAAATAGCAGACATGATTCTTGCCGCACGAAATGGGGAAGAGGAAGAGGCAACTGGTATCGCTGCAATAAAAAAACGGAGGGCTAAATGAGCAGACCTAAATGGAACGCAGATAAGACCGAACTTACCTACAGGGATGGTAGCAGATGGTTGAAGGAAACTTTTAACAAAGACCTTAACCTAATCAAGCGTACAACATCTTGGGGAGAATGGACTGAGCATGAGTATGTTGAAAAAGGTAAAGCCAAGGGTAGGATAGCGGTGATACGCAATAGCGAAGGTTTAGTCAAAACCTTTTCGTATGATTTAAGTGGTAGGAGGTCAAGCCATAAAGATACTGAGGAGACTGTTGATGTATAAAATATATAACGAATACGATGAGTTGATACGCACAGTCAAACGTAAAGAAGAAGCAGATTACTTTGTTGATGCCTATGGTTGGACTAAAAAGTTTTTTAAAGAAGAACCAAAACAATTAGCGGAGGTAGAAGATGCGCCGTTTTAGTTGGGCTATATGTATGTGGATTGTATTCTGTGGGCTAATTATTTATATGACCGAGATAAGTCGCAGGGAGGAGGTTTATAAACTGAACTGCGAACTACTGCTTGGTGGTTGGCATCCTGATGTACCTAAAGATTACGCAAAGTTATGTGAAGAAGCTAAACGAACAATGAGGAGTGAAAGATGAATCATACAGGTATACCCTTATGGTTTATATTAAGGCAAGTACGAGTTGAGAAAGGGGAAAGTAAGATACTTAAATTATTAACAGATGATTCTGTACGAATATGGGGCGCAGACCCACATGAATATGCAGAGCCAATATATTGGCGGTATTTAAAGATATATAAAACTCTGTATGCAGATATAAACGAAGTAAATTGTAAGTTTATTCGTAAGTACAGAACAAGAGGAAACTTTTGTATTAATAGTAGTTTAGGAGTTGGTTTTATAGAAGTTGATGATGAAGGAAGTAATCGTTGGACTACCCCTTTTGGTATAGCGCAAGAGAAAAGTGGTTTAAGTTATGAGCATTTTAGAACCATTGTAGTCTCAGGTGCTAGGCAAAGAGATGAGGTTATGAAAACAAAGGCATTTAAAAAACTAGAAGGCGAAATAAGAACATTAAAAATTTTAACTGAAGAAATGAAAGGAATACTAAATGGCAAAGCTAGGGTTTCAAGAGAACAGAGTTACTGCACCCCAAAACGCACAAGAGTTAATTGTGATGCTGTCTAAGATTATGGCGGCGGCGATTAATAACGAAGTTAATTTAGAGAGTGCAAAGGTTGCTATCAATTCAGCAACACGTATTGTAGATGTATGGCAAGCTGATACAAGGATGAAAGCTATAGCAATTGCGGCTAATAGGCAGTTAACAAATTCGGGTGGATGGCAGACTATTGAAGTAGAGAAACCACAATTAACCAATGAAGTTGTAGAGGAGGTTGTTGAAAAATGAAAGCATTTCCAAGTAAAGAACCGATTTACGGTGACAACGTAGTTGGTGTTAAAGAGAATAGCGGTATGGACTTGAGGGATTACTTTGCAGGACTAGCCATGCAAAAAATAACATGGAAAAAGGGCGAAGAAAAAGAAGATGCGGAAGACTGTTATGTTATAGCAGACGCAATGATGAAAGCGAGGGAAAAGAAATGAAAGAGAGATACACATTTGGTTGGCATGACCCAAGAAGTTTGTATGGAGAACCTAAAATGGTTAAGGTTGAGGAAGATAAACCTAATGTACCTTTATGGTTTAGGTTAGTAGTTAAATTATTTTATTGGAGTGAGAAATGACCCACTACATTTGCGTACACTGTAAATCAAAGATACTAACCATACTAATTAAGTGTCCGTACTGCCGTAAATGAGAAAAGTAAATGCACGAAGAAGATGACGAAGATGAATACGAAGAACCTACAGGTAAAGTACCACAAAACAACGAGGGGCATATGTCTCAACAGGAAGTAGCAGATATTTTGGGTATGTCACGAAGTAGGGTTAGCGAACTTGAAAAGAAAGCATTGAGGAAGTTTAAATATTTTTTGCTAAAGAAGTATAAGGAAGAAGATTTATAAATGACAGAGCCGAAGGAAGAGGAAAATCCGTTTGATACTTCTCATATCCCTCACGGCTATGACGATAGAGAATTTAGAGAAATTGTAAAACAGATGGTTAAGAAGTCAGAGGAAAAAAGAAAGGCGCAAGAAAACGATGGATATATACCTAAAGAAATTACAGGCGGACTATGATTCCTTAATAAAGGAGTGCATAGATAAAGATAGACGCATAGCAGATATGGAATACAAGATTAAAGATTTAGAGTATCAAGTTAAAAGGCTGAACGATACGCTGAACCTAAAAACTTCTTGGGATAAATTTGACCCTGATGGTAGGTGCTAATGACTCCCGAAAAGAAAGTTAAGGACAAGGTTAAGGCTATCCTAAAAGAGGTTGGAGCATACTACTTCATGCCCGCTACTGGAGGTTATGGTAAGTCGGGAGTGCCTGATATTGTTGCTTGTTATAAAGGTAAGTTTATAGGCATTGAGTGCAAGGCAGGGGATAACAAACCTACACCACTACAGAAAAAAGCCCTAAGAGATATAGAGTTAGCAGGGGGTATATCTATGTGGGTAACTGAGAAGAATGTTGAAACAGTACACAACATGCTGTTGGACATTATTCATACATGAGTACAGAACCAAGAAGAGTAAGGTATGCCAATGTTATACGCAAGTTACAGGGCAGTCCTAAAACTACGAGAGAGATTGCAAAGGCTTTAAAGGTGCATTACAAAACCGCAAGGGAGTACCTATTAGAGTTACGCATGATGGGGGCAATAGAGTTGTATACCAAGGGAAGTAGTAAACCACATAAATATTATGTACCACTAAGGAAAGAAAATGAACACACATAAAATAGCAGAACAATTAAACCGAGCAAAAACAAAATTTGGATTGAACGCTACCGACTTAATCATATTAGGTAGGTTGCAGAACTGTTGGAAGAAAGACGAAAGAGGTGTAAAGATTATGGCTATCATAAATCAATGTGAAGACTTAGCCGCAACTGCTACACTACATGCCAAAATCCTCAAGAACTTTGCCGAACTAAAACTTATAAAAGTAGTGCCTAGTCTCGAAGACAATAGAGTTAAATATCTATTAGAAGGTGTTAGGTTTAAGTCTTTAGAGAAACTATTAGGAGAGAAAGCATGAACAAAGGCATAAAAATTATTTTAGAGCGTATGGAAACAAACCCTGAAGAGTTTGGCAAGGGGTTGTGGGATAGTTTTTTTGACCCTGCATGGATAACCGATATATTTGGTGAAGGTACAGAAGAAACAAAAACTTTATTAACTTGCGCTGAAAAGATAGATTTTTTAAAACAAGAAGAATTAAAAAATACTTTTACGGGACATGTAGTAGCAAATTTAATGAACATAGATAAACGAAAGCAAGATGAAAATAATAACGATAGACTTTGAAACCTACTATGGCAAAGACCTTGGATTTAAAACTCACACAACAGAGGAGTATGTGCGTGATGATAAGTTTGAGGTCATTGGTGTAGGTGTTAAGGTTGATGAAGAAGAAACCAAGTGGCACTCAGGTGACTACGAAACTTTAAAGAAAGAGTTGGAAGAATATGATTTTAGAAATTCTTTGGTACTTGCTCACAACACTCAGTTTGATGGTGCAGTTTTGCATTGGCATTTTGGTATTCGCCCTCGTGGCTATCTCGACACACTGTGCATGGCTCGTGCTATACATGGGGTCGATGTTGGTGGTAGCCTTAAAGTCTTGGCTGAACGATATGAGATTGGACAGAAAGGAACAGAGGTAGAAGATGCTAAGGGTAAACGTAGATTAGACTTCACCGAGGAAGACCTAGCGTCTTATGGCGAGTATTGTAGGAATGACGTTGAACTTACATGGCATTTGTTTCAGATATTTATGAACAAAGGTTTCCCTCCCAAGGAACTTAAGGTTATAAATACAACCCTAAAGATGTTTGTAGAACCTAAATTAGAACTAAACTTACCACTACTTGAACAACATCTTGAGGATGTAAAAGATAAGAAGGAAGCGTTACTCAACGCATGTGTTGCTGACAAAGATACTCTTATGTCAAACGACAAGTTTGCAGAACTCCTAAAATCTCTAGGAGTAGACCCCCCGACTAAAGAATCCCCCCGAACAAAGAAACAAGCATGGGCATTTGCTAAGACCGATGAAGATTTTAAGCAACTCGCATCTCATCCTGACCCAAGGGTTCAAGCCTTAATATCGGCTAGGCTAGGCACAAAAACTACGCTAGAAGAAACTCGAACTCAAAGGTTTATTGATATAGCCAAGCGTGGCAAACTGCCTGTACCAATCAAATACTATGCCGCCCATACTGGTAGGTGGGGTGGTGATGACAAGATTAACCTACAGAACTTGCCCAGTCGGGGCAACAACAAAAACAAGTTGAAGAAAGCGATTGTCCCTCCTGATGGGTATGTCATCATTGACTGTGATTCGTCACAGATAGAGGCACGGACTGTTGCTTGGTTGGCGGAACAGAACGATTTGGTTGACGCATTTGAGAAAGGTGAAGATGTATACAAAATCATGGCGACTGCTATATATAGCAAGAATATTGAAGAGATTACATCGGAGGAAAGGTTTGTCGGTAAGACGACAATTTTGGGGTGTGGGTATGGCATGGGCGCACAGAAATTTAGGGCGCAACTCAAAACATTTGGTACCGAGATTAGCGAAGCTGAGTCGCAAAACATTATAAATATCTATCGTACAACATATCCTAATATAGTTAATCTCTGGGGCAGCGCCCAAAGTTGTATTAAAAACATCTTGTCAAACAAAGCTGGTAATCTGGGTAGGAAAGGTGCAGTTGAGTTTGACCCGGTGGAGAAAGGATTCTTGCTACCTAGTGGGTTATGGCAGAGGTATGAGGGTTTGGAATGTATAACAGATGCGGATAACAAGACCCAGTACCAATACAAAACTAGGAAAGGTAACATAAAGATATATGGCGGTAAGGTTATTGAGAACCTATGCCAAGGTATTGCAAGGTGCGTAATTGCAGAGCAGATGTTAAAAGTCGGCATTAAGTATCCTGTGGTATTGACAGTCCACGATGCCGTAGCATGTATAGCACCAAAGGAAGAGGCAAAGGAAGCCCAAGAGTATGTAGAGAAGTGTATGCGTTGGAGACCCGAATGGGCTTCTGACTTACCATTAAATTGCGAATCAGGAATAGGAGAGAGTTATGGACATTGTTGATAGAATGGTTGAAGAACAATTAGGTAACGATTATTATGGTTGCCACACCGAGGAAGAGCATCATAAATTTTGGAAAAAATATAACCCTGAATATGCCGAGCAAAATATAGAAGGATACAGACTAAGAGCAAAATTGTACCCACAGATTTTGCGTATGAAACTAGAAAAGAAGACCTATACGCAGATTGCACTAGAATTAAACATGGAACCACACAAAGTGCAAAAAATGGGTAAGCCATTGCTAGACCGATATAACCGACTGCTTGAAAATAATATAAACAAAGTAAATAAAGCCGCAGGGGATTTAAGATGTAAGTTAGTTAGAGAAGATTTAAACTACATTAATGATGCTAGAACTGTATACTCTGACTTTACTGTATTACTACCACGAGTAGAAGAAATAAAAGGACTGATGGATGCCTAAATACACATGGTCGTATTCGAGTTTAGACCTATTCAAACAATGCCCTCACAAGTATTATCGCTTGAGGATTCTTAAGGATATTGTCGAACCCGAATCCGAACCCATGCGGTATGGCAAGGAAGTGCATAAGGTTGCCGAAGACTTCTTCCTACAGGACATACCAATCCCTGAGAAGTTTAAATTTATGCGTGAGCTACTTGAGCCTCTCGGTAACATCAAAGGACAACGTGTTTGTGAATACAAGATGGGGTTAACCCAAGATTTAGAACCATGTACATTCTTTGCACCTGATGTATGGTGGAGGGGTATACCTGACTTACTAATTATCAACGAAGACAAAGCCACACTAATAGACTACAAGACAGGTAGGTCATCTAAGTTTGCAGATGTCAAACAACTAGACTTACTTGCTCTAGCAATATTCAAACACTACCCACAAGTACAAACTATAAAAGCAGGGTTGCTGTTCGTAGTTGCAAATGACTTTATTAAGTCCAAATACAATAGAACGGAGCATGAAAAAACTTGGGTAAAGTGGTTGGAAGATACCCAAACCCTAGAAAAAGCATTAGAATTACAGGTATGGAATCCAAAGCCAAACTTTACTTGTAATAGTTGGTGTTCGGTTAAGGACTGTTACCACAATGGTAAAAAACGTTAGGAGTTAATATGCCATATACAAAATCGCCTAGACCGTACAAGCGTGAATATGAATTAGAAAAAGCTAGAAACGAACATCCAAGAAGGATGGAACGTCAACGTGGTAGACGCAAGCTAGACAAAGAAATGCCTGACAAGAATGGTAATGGTAAAGCCGATGCTCGTGAGGGTAAAGATGTTGCACACGTCAAGGCACTAGACAAAGGCGGTTTAAACAAGAACGGACTGCGTATTGAAAGCGCATCTAAGAACCGTTCGTTTAAGCGAGATTCTAAAGGTAATTTAGTTTCAGAAAAAAGTACAAGAGAAGCAAAGAAAAAAGTTGCTAAGAAGAAATAAAGTGTTAGAATTAATGTAGTTCTGATATAAGTTATTCGTTAGGTGTGAGTGGAATAACTTTGGGGCGAAGCCTTTTACGATAAACCACATCAGTTAGTCATTGCGTTGTTTAGTTGTGTGTTTACACATGGCCTCCTTTTGTTCGTGAGGGACTAACCGATTAACACCCGTAAGGTGTAATAAAAATTCAAAACGTTGATTTTGAATGTAATGCTATTGGAGAATAGATTGAATAAGCAACAGTTTAGAGGACTGCTTGTTTGCATGGATGGTGATTTTAGGATTACTTTCTTTGAAGATGGGTGGGGGTATCAGTTAATGTTACATGGGGTTTCGTATGAGTCGTACTGCTTTAAAACAAGAAAAGAAGCATATTTAGATGCTAAAAAGACGTTTCAAGAATTAATAAGCGTGTAGAGAGAATAGATGAAAATAATAGATAACAAAGCCTTATTGCTTAAGGTGCAACACCCGAATAGGATTACTACAGTAATACCTAAAAGTAAATTGCTAGATAGCGGTGAGGTGCTAGTTAAATGGGGGCTTGAAGAATCACAAGTTCTTAAAAACTTAAAAATTAAAAATGTACCTTCACCGATTCTAGGCACATACAAGTTCACAGGATTCTATCAACCGTTTGAACATCAAAAAACTACTGCGGCTTTCCTTACACTACATCGTAGAGCGTTTTGTTTTAATGAGCAGGGTACAGGCAAGACAGGCTCAGTTATATGGGCTTGCGACTATCTGATGAACATAGGGGCTATAAAACGTGTGCTTGTTATATGCCCACTATCTATCATGCAGTCGGCTTGGCAGAATGATTTGTTTAAGTTTGCTATGCACAGGTCAACGGCAATAGCGCATAGTTATTCAAAAGAGAAAAGAATCAAAGCAGTTGATAGCGGTGCTGAGTTTGTCATCATTAATTACGATGGGTTAAACATCATTAAGGATGCGGTGTTAGCAAATGAGTTTGACTTAATAGTGGTCGATGAGGCTAACGCTTATAAAACAGTAGGTACACAAAGATACAAAACCTTACAACATATACTTAAACAAAGCACTTGGTTATGGATGCTTACAGGTACTCCTGCATCACAGTCTCCTACAGACGCATACGGTCTTGCTAGGCTAGTAAACCCCAATGGTGTGCCTAAGTTCTATGGGTTATTTAGAGACATGGTGATGTGGAAGATTACGCAGTTCAAATGGGTTCCTAAACCTGAATCTGAACAGACGGTACACAATGCTTTGCAACCTGCAATACGTTTTACAAAAGAAGAATGTTTGGACTTACCTTCAATGACTTACACCGATAGACATGTACCGCTTACGCCCCAACAAGAAAAGTATTATGAGTTAATACGCCGAGACATGCTTGTTGTCGCTGCTGGTGAAGAAATTACAACTGTCAATGCAGCCGCAAATTTAAACAAGTTGTTACAACTTTCATGTGGTGCAGTCTATTCCGATAGTGGAGAAGTAGTTGAGTTTGACGCAAGCAATCGTATCAATGCTCTAAAAGAAGTTATAGAAGAAGCCTCACATAAAGTTTTAGTATTTGTACCATATAGACATGCTATACACATAGTAACGGAATCATTAAAAAAAGCAGGTGTAACCGCAGAGATTATTAATGGCGCAGTAAGCGCATCAAAGAGAACAGATATTTTTGCTAGGTTTCAAACAGAAGCTGACCCTAAAGTTCTTGTAATACAACCTCAAGCGGCGGCTCACGGAGTTACACTAACTGCGGCTAATATTGTAGTATGGTTTTCCCCTATTACTTCAGTAGAAACTTATCTGCAAGCTAATGCTAGGGTGCATAGAGCAGGGCAACATAACCCATGTACAGTTGTGCATTTGGGTGGCTCACCTGTTGAAAGAAAGATGTACAAGATGTTGCAGTCTAAAGTAGATATTCATATTAGAATGATTGACTTATATAAAAATATAATTGAAGATGATACTTGACACAGTAAAGAAATAGTGTTAATATTTAGATATAAATTAAAAGGAGAATAGAAGATGGAAGTAACGGCAGATAAATTAGTAAAAGCGTACATCAAGATTCGTGATGCACGAGAAGCACTAACTAAGCAAGACGATGAGTTAGAAGAGCAACAAGGAATGATACAAGAGAAGTTATTAGAAATCTGCAAAGAAGCAGGTACTGATATATTGCGTACGCAATATGGTACGGCTAGTAAAAGAGTTAGGAAAGAATATTGGACAAGTGATTGGGAATCGTTATATAAGTTTATTAAAGAACACGATGCCTTTCACTTTTTACACAAAAGAATTTCGAGTGGAAGTGTAGATACATTTCTGCAAGAGAACCCCGATTTGCATCCGCCGGGGCTTAATTCGGATGCTTCATATGCAATAACTGTTCGCCGTAGTTCTAAATAGGAGAAATAAATGAGTAATGATTTATCGGTATTAGATGGTGCCTTACCCGCACACTTAAAGAGTTTTCAATTAGACGCAACTACTAAAGCCCTAATGGGTGGTAGTGGTGGTGGAGTT